CCTAAAGGGAATATCCTGAGTATTCACCCCGTTACCAGCATCTTGTATACGACGTAGTCTCCAATATACGAAAGTATATGTAGCGTTATCAGGGACAGGCCATACATTAATGGTAGGATACACCACTCCATCGACAGGGTCCGTAGCACCAGACTGCCTATCCACCCATACCTGAATCGGTCTACCCTGAGAGTTCTTGTTAGGTATACTTGCATATGTAGAAGAGCTTATACGTGAAATGTTTATGTCATTCTGGCTCGTGCCAGTACCCGTACGGATAACGCTATCTAGCAAATCAATAGTATCAACAGGAACAGCCTCAACATCGTTGTAAGAAACAGTTATCATAATAAAAGAATGGCTGTAAAGTAGCCTTACTTCAGAACATTACACCATGTGTAATAGAGATTACAGTATCTGTAATAGAAATTACATGCTATGTAATAGAGTTGTATACCCAAACACTGGTTCAAAATGGGACATTTTCCCAAAATGGGAATAGTTGCAGTTACAATACGAGAGCTGAGAAGCATTAAATCCTGCCTTTTCTTCACTCTTTCACACATTGTTCCACGTGGAACATTATTTTGTGTACAAAACGTGCAGTTATGTATTATACATTCCTATATAAGAGCTGATTTGTTGTTTCAACCCTGGGATTTTTTAAACCATATACATGATATAGTTTATATAGAGATGTATAACTGCATTGAGAGCACGTTATGTATAGTGTGGAACAGGATATGTAACCTATTGATTATCAATATATCCTTATTGAGAGCAAAGTGCCGAACAAGTTTTAAAATACTGCTGACGTATTGAGAGCACACCAATTAAGGTGTACTCCCAACAAGTCAACAAGTACCGTTATTAAAACGTTGTATCATCTTCAGTTACTGTAGCTGGTACTGTAGTAGGAACAAGTGCATTCAGCTCCATTTGTTCAGCAGCAGTAAGTGTTGTCTTAGCCTGAAGTTCCGCAATACGAATGTCTAAAGCAGCCTTCCTTGTAGCAGCCTCGGATTTAGCATTGGTTCTTGCAATGTAGGCTTTAGTAGCGTCATTAGACAACTCTTCACCATTGTCGTGCTGTATCAACCTATCAACAGCCGTCTTCATTGCACACAACTCGGTTTGGTTCTCATTGTGTTCAATTTCCACGTCATTAAGGAAAGCGTCCTCACGAACTTTACGTCCATTAGGTGCCATGACAAAATGACTACCATTGCTCTCAACAACCTTGAACAGTTCAGGCTTGTGTATTGGAAACACACCATTCTCATCAGGGAAGAAGAACTTGTTGATTGAGTAAATGGGCATTTTCTCAACCTCACCTGTTTCGTAGTTGACAACATACTTCAGCAGCTCTTTACCACCTTCACCTGCCACCTTCATATCCCTCTTAGGATTTACCTTGCTGAAGGGCTTTAGGCTCTCATGGCATACTATCCTACAGTTCTTTACAGCACTGCCAATAGTAGCATTAGGCGAAACATGGGAAAGAAACGCCTGAAGGTCATCAGCAGTATCACCGAACTTATTGGTGAACATGTAGGCAACCTCTGAACCTTTAGCAGTCTGCTTAGTATACTGCTTACCGAAACGAAGGAACAGGCTGTCGTTGGTGCTCCTGACAGGTGTATTGACGTTTTCAGGAACCCATGTGCCGTTGTCATCTTCTACGAATTTCGGAAGCAAGATTACGGAACCACGGCCATACTTCTCAGAAGCGTCCGCAATGAATTTGTGTACTGCACCCTTGTGTGCTTTTTGTTGGGCGGCAGTTAATGCGTTTGTCTGTTGCATTGTAAAAAAGATTTAAAATGTTAAATAATTGGTTACACCTTGGGGGGTGTAGCCGTTTTATGTATATCCGACTGTAAAATTAAAGGTAGCCCTACTATCCCTCTAACGTACACGTAACTAAAAGGTTGGGTCAAAATTTTTGGGAAAATTTTTTTAGGAAACTGGAAATTGGAAACTTGTTCCAAAAGTTTCTCATAGTTTGCAAAATGTTACCAAAGGTTTCCAAAAAAAGATTTTGTTTATCCGTAGGGATATGTATATCTTTGCATCATGAGAATGACAAGTTTATATACTTTCTGTTGGTTTAGCAGTTCACGCCACCGGTGGAAATAATGTCATGCTATAAAGATATTGAGCCATCGGATAAACCGGTGGCTTTTTTGTTTACAGGTGTAGCCAAGAGGAAAGGCACCGGATTCCAAACCCGGCACCGGAGGTTCGAATCCTTCCACCTGTGCATGGTAAGATAGCAAAGCAGGTCTATGCACCGGACTGAAAATCCGGCCATGTCGGTTCGACTCCGACTCTTACCACATAAAGATCAGATACCCAATGTTGGTAGCGAGTATAGTCTGCAAAACTATAGCAACACCGGTTCGATTCCGGTTCTGATCTCAAAAAAAAAGTTTTGGAAAAGTTTGGTGGAATGAAAAGAGTAGTTATCTTTGCACCAAGCAAAACAGTAATAAAGCAACAAACAATGTTCACAATACGTATTATAGCGATGGTCGGAGGCACTGAGAAACAGAGCCCCGGGATTCCTATTGTGTAGTGTGAACAACTAACGATACCGATCCCGGGGCCACTAAAGCTCCGGGATTTTTGTTTTTACACAATCTCTCGTAGCTCAACGGCCAGAGCTTCTGACTTTTAATCAGAAGATGGTGGTTCGATTCCACCCGGGGGAACAAAACATATAGTCCTTTAGCTCAGTCTGGGAGAGCATCTGTTTTACATACAGAGGGTCATAGGTTCAAATCCTATAGGGACTACACAGGCACATAGTACAATGGAGCAGTACACATGACTACGGATCATGGAATAGAGGTTCGAATCCTCTTGAGCCTACAAATAGCGGGGTGGTCTGGAGGTGGTTCCAGCCTGGTCTCATAAGCCAGATTAACGTGGGTTCGAGTCCCACCCCCGCTACATAAGCAGCAATACCTCAATTGGTAGAGAGCCGTCCTTCCAAGTCGGAAGTTGTGAGTTCGAATCTCACTTGCTGCTCAAGAGAAAGTGATGTGGGTCCCCCGAGTTCGGTCACGGTAAGGCGTTCACTTTCTCATAATGTTGGTGTAGCTTAGTTGGTTAGAGCGTTGCCCTTTCACGGCAAAGGTCACGGGTTCGATCCCCGTCATCAATACCAATGCATCTTTAGCTCAGTAGGTCAGAGCAACGCACTCATAATGCGGAGGTCCGTGGTTCAATCCCATGAAGGTGCACAACCAAGCTGGTACGGTCAGCATCCCGTACTGCACTGAAAGACTTGCAGAATGTGAGTGGCAGCTTGGCAATTGCTCATGTATCTCAGCCTGGTAGAGAAACACCCTGATAAGGTGGAGGCCAGAGGTTCAAATCCTCTCTTGAGCACACATGGGCCTGATGCCAATGGCAGGTCGAGTGCTTTGCAAGCACATCGTTTGGGTTCGACTCCCACAGTGTCCACAAAAATAAATTTGGTAGTTTCGTAAAGACTATCTACTTTTACATCATGATCACAAACAACCATACAACGAATCAACCTAATCCGCAAGATTGCGGCAGGGCTTGTTGTATGGATACAGATGATAAAGGATAAATCAAAGTACCAAAATATAACAAGCCCTCGGATAACCTCCGGGGGTTTTTTAATTCAGGGATTTAGAGAAGTCAGGTTATTCTCACTTGGTTTGGGGCCAAGCAAGCACAGGTTCGAATCCTGTAATCCCTACGAATGGAGCATTAGTGGAGTCTGGAGTCTACGCTGGCTTGTCACGCCAGAGATCATGGGTTCGAATCCCATATGTTCCGCACTTGGAAATGGAGCTGGGTTGGTTCAGCACCCGACTGTTAATCGGTGAGTTCATGGGTTCAAATCCCCTCATTTCCGCAATAAGCCTGGGTAGTTCACTTGGTAGAACAACTCCCTTGTAAGGAGAAGGTAGCTGGTTCGATCCCGGCCCTGGGCTCATGCTCGTAAAGTGTTCCGGTAGCACATCAGTTTTTGGAGCTGAGAGACATGGTTCGATTCCATGGACGAGTACTAAACATGGTGACTGTAGCTCATTAGGAAGAGCGACTCCCTGTGACGGAGTAGGACAGGGTTCGAATCCCACTGTCACACCATATGTAAAGATTATGGGGGAAATCTTTACATGAAAAAGGAACGTGTAAAGATTTCGGGTAAAATCTATACATGTTATAGGATCACGAACACTGTTCTTCGCTACTTCTTTTGGATGTTGTACTGAGCCATTAGCAATGCTATCTCCCGGCCCAGGTGATAATAATGCTGCCGGTTGTACCGGGTAAGTGGTATACCATTATTAAAACAGAACTGATCCTTAAGCAGATCCTTAGCCTTTTGCTCCTTTGTGTTGTGGGAACTCCGGCCATCATATTCTATCATATGGATACCCTTAGGTGTAAGGATCAGGAAATCGTACCTGGCATACCCGTAGTTAGTAAACTTCAAACCTTCAAAAGCTACCTCCCGGTACCAATCCACTTTATACTTACTCAGTTCCGCAGCTATTAACTTCTCTGCCTCACTGATCTGATCCTGGGCCCGGGCAACCACAAACCAATCCAGTGGATTCTTTACCCTGCCGGCCACATTCCGGATCACAGAAGAACCACTACCACTCCGGCTCTTCATCTTAGCCTCAAAAAACTTTCGTGCCCTTGCCAACTCTTCTTCCTTTTTTCGTTGTTCCCGGTTTAAACTTTCAACCAACTCCCGGTGCTTTTTCTGGGTAGCACTATCACTTGGGATACTACTGCTGCTACTTGAGTTACCTAAAAGATAAAGTCCGATTATACTCGCTACGATAACAAATATCGCAAAACCCATAGAAAAATATTTTTTACAAAGGTATTGTTATTTCCGAAATAGTTATATCTTTACACAATAAAAGTTTATTGCACATTTAAAATGCATACACAAAAATAGTTTATGGAAAACAGAAAACTGAAAAAACCGATTAAGGATCAGTACAGCGAAGGTCCTGAACAGACAGAGGGAAAAGCACCCATGAGTAAAGAGGACACAATAAAGTTCTATGAAGAGAACTTGCCTTTTATGAAGATGCAGGATGAGTATGAAAAGCTCGCATTTGCATTTGCTGAAAGGAAGGTTGCATATCTGGAACTGCAGGTTCGTGAGTTGGAAGCTATTGGTTATCTGAGTCAGTGGAAAGCCGGCCAGGATGAAGCCAAAAGGAGACAAGAGCAAGAAGAGAAAATGAAAGCTGAATGGGATGCAATGACTCCGGAACAGCAGGATGAGTATCGTAAACAGGCAGAAGCCAATATTGCAGAAATGCAAAAACAAGCCCAGGCACAAGGAAATGCAGAGGGAAATTTTGATCACCCGTTAATGTAAAAAGAAGGAACCAACAATGGCCGAAGTACAAGTAATAAAATGGAATAAGACAATACCAAACATGGACAAAGCGGATGTTATCCGATTTCAGTTCATGGTGC